GATCGTGACTCGGCGGAACCTGATGAATGTAACTCGTCCGAAGGTACCGGAACTGGCGTATGAGAAAGGCAAACAATACATTATTGCATGGGACTCTGCGCGGTTGAACGACAACTCTACCGTTGGGATTGCATCGGTTTACGAGGATCCGGAAACTGGCTGGAATATGGATATTGTCAACTGCGTGAACTTTGTCGATGTTAAGACGAAAAATAAAACTCCGATGCGTATGCCGGATCAGGTAGAAGCGTTTAAGACTCTGTTATTGGATTACAACGGCACAGAGTTTGGTGCGCTCGACTATGAAAATATCAAAGCGGTCATTTGTGACTCCGGGGCCGGGGGACAGATGATTGGTGGTATCAGTGACTATCTGCTGCAGGACTGGGAAGATAAAAAAGGCCACAAGCATCGTGGGATTATTGATCCGGATCACAAAGCAAATGAGACAGCAGTTCTGGAATTCCCGGATGCGGTTGAAATTATGAATCTGGTGGATCCGAAGAAATACCGGAACGAGATCTTTGATGCAGCTGAAAAGATGACAAAACTTGGCGTTGTGCATTTTCCGGCGGAATACGAAGGAAAAGACTTCTTTACATTGATTGATGATAATGATGGTAAGGAAGAAACCGTCCAGCTGTCATTTGATGAACAGAACGCTATGGTACAGATTTCCCGAATGAAGGACGAGCTTGTGTTGATGTGCAAGTATTCCAACGGCGGGAATGTGACATACAATTTTCCTCCGGACAAGCGAAATAAAGAGCATGATGACCGGGCGTTTACCTATTCTTTGCTCTGCTGGTACCTGGCGAAACTTCGTCGGAATGATCAGCGCAGTAATCAGTCGGTAGATGAAAACGATGTGGCTTCCATGATACTGACGCGGAAGCCCTCATATCTTAAAAAATAACAGGAAAGGAGTAGAGCCCGATGGCAAATTTGATTCCCTACAGCGAGGAATACATCGAATCGCTGCAGGAAGCAGAAGAATTTGACATGGATGCGGTACAGGCATTTACGGAAGCGTACCATAATACACTGCGGTTTGCGAAGAATGCCCGTAATACGATCCGTGATGCGAATTCTAATGTAAACAAGACCATGTCTCTGAGCCGGTATACGAAATCCAGCGTGAATACGTATCTGGAAAATCCGGAGACGAATGAAAAACAGCTCCGGGATCTTTCCCGGTACCTGTACAATACAAGTTCTCAGTACAGACGTCTTCTGCAGTATTTTTCGCAGATGCTTGTCTGGTCGTACATCATGTATCCGATGAATGTGGATGTGATGACGGCAGATCCTGAGGCGATCCGAAAGGCATATCTGAAAGCTTTGAAATCCATGAGCGTGATCAATGCGCCCCATGAATTTGGCAAGGCCATGGAAATTTCCATCAAGGAAGGTGTCTTTTATGGTTTTGTGAATGAGACCAAAGACAGTTTTCAATTTTTGCAGCTTGACCCGGATTATTGCCGGATCAATGCGGTGGAAGACGGTTGCTATACGTACCAGTTTGACCTGAGCTATTTTGATATGTATGCGGATGAACTGGAACTGTACCCTACAGATTTTCAGTCGGCATACAATTCATATAAGGCGGGTTCTGATACGGTGCTTCGTTGGCATGAATTTGACGCCAAGAAGACGGCTTGTTTCAAAGCGGATGAAAGTGTAAACTTCCCTATTCCGCCCTTCGTGTCTCTTTTCTCTCCTCTGGCTGATATCGAGGATTACAAGAGCATTTCCAAGGATGCTTCTGAATCCAGCAACTACAAGGTTGTTTATCTCAAGATGCCGGTGGATGAAAAGGGACATCTGAAGGTGCCGAAGCCGCTGTGTATGCAGGCTTACAATGCTTTGCTGTCAATCCTGCCGGATGGTGTAGGGGCGTTCCTGACACCTTTGGATGTAGATTTTGTTAACTTCAAGCAGAACACGGTGCTTCAGGACACGACACTGGTTGTGGAAGCAGAGAATACATATTGGCGGGCTGCCGGTGTAAATGCGTTGATGTTTGGAGCAGGAGACGATCCTTCTTCTTATGCACTGGAAACCAGTATTCACTCTGATGAGTCTGTGTGTTTCCGATTCTTGCGGCAGGTTGAACGGTGGTGTAACCGTCGGCTGAAACAGATTTCTGGAACGCAGAAATTTGCTGTACAGTTCCTGGATGTGACCCGGTACAACTACAAACAGATGAATGAGTTGTATATGAAAATGGGTCAATACGGACGGCCGGTACGTCAGGCAATTGACGCTACACTGTCGTTTACTCCCGATATGACTGCCGGGCTTTCGTTCCTTGAAAATACGGTACTTGCTATGTACAACAATGAAGTACCTATGCAGAGCTCCAACACGATGAGCAGTGATGACGAAGGCGGCAGACCTACCAACGATTCCAAGGGTGAGGGATTGTCTGAGGCTGGAGAACAGACTGCGGATTCCGGTGGAAATCAGAACCGGGTGACGGAATAAAAAGGAGACTGAACTATGAAGTTTATCTATGTAAAAGATGAAAAGGTAGAAAAGCAGCTTCGTGCGCAGGGTGTTCCTTTTATTTGTAAATCCGGGCAGTTCTGGGTCTTTGAGAATAATGGAAATATCCAACTGAATTTTGAGCACGAAAAGGGCTCTTTTTTCTTTTCGGACAAATTGACATTCAGTGGGGTATTTTGATATGGAAAGAAAATTTATGAGCATTCCCGTGGAGTACACACTGGCGGATATTGTTGACATTAACGATGATCTGGCCGGCGGCAGTCTGCGGGTTGCGTATACAGGTGATAATCGGAATGGGTCAGTTATTGAGCAGATTGCTTTTGAAAAAGCGATCCCTACGCTGGCATACAAGCCGGTTGTTGCACATCTGATTGATGAGAAAAATGATTTTGGCGGGCATGATGGTGAAGTAGAAGAAACGGAAGACGGAGATGTTCGGTATGTGAATATTACGGAACCGGTCGGCGTTGTTCCTGAGCGGACACCATGGAAGTTTGAAGTGGTGGAAGAAGAAAGTGGAATTCATAATTATTTTACGATCAATGTGATTCTTTGGAAACGCCAGAAATCATTTGATATCATACAAAAGAAGAAGTTTACCAAACACAGCATGGAAATTGAAGTTCTGGATGGGTATTCAGACAATGAAGGGTATCACATCAATGATTTTAAGTTCCTTGCTTTTTGTTTGTTGGGGGACGATGTGGAGCCGTGTTTTGAAGGCTCCCGGCTGGAGCTGTTTACTGTGGACAAGTTCAAGGAAGAACTGGAATCGTTCATTGCTGCACTCCAGAATTACAGTGAAACTCAGCTGCCCTTGGCAGTAGAGTCTTCTGCCGGTAACGGTGGAAATACAGAAAATCAAAGAAAGGAGGACTCGGGAGCATTGAACAGAATTGAGGAATTTACCAAAATCGGTTTTGATCCCGAAACTCTGGGACTTGATCTCGATGCGATGTCCGACGAGGATGTAACTGCCAAGGTATTTGAGCTGACCAGCAATCTGATGGAGCAGATTCGCGAATGCATGGCGGAACAGACCTTCGACACGGAATGGGGCAAGATCCAGAGATACTGGATGGTGGACACCAATCTTGAAACCAAGGAACTGTATTGTTATGACGAACAGGATGGAAAGCTGTATGGCTTCTCCTATTCTATGTCCGGCGATGCTGTAACAGTTGATTGGGAATCCAAGAAGCGGATGAAGTTTACCATTGTTGAATTTGTAGACGGCGAAGAAGCACATCAGGCCACCTTTGCTGCGGAAGTGATTGCGGCAAGAGACGCTGCGATGACTGCGAAGTACAGTGAGCTGAATGATAAGCTGATTGCTGCCAATGAAACCAAGACAGAACTGGAAAATCAGCTGGCCGCTGCCAACGATGAAAAGGCAACTATTTTTGCTGAAAAGGTTGCCGCACAGGAACAGATCGATGCTCTGAACGGAGACATTGTCGCTCTGCAGGAAACCGTTTCTGCGCTGGAATCTTTTAAGGCCGGTATTGAAGCCGAAGAGGTCATTGCCGCCAAGAATGATCTGTTTGCCAAGTGGGAGAATCTGCTGGGCACCTCTGACGGCTACGTGGCTTTGAAATCTGAAATGGATCAGTATGAACTTGTTGATCTGGAAACCAAGCTGAAGTGTCTGTTTGCAGACACTAAGGCAAATTTTGAGTACAAGCCTTCTGCAAAGCCTTCGGCAAGACTGCCTGTAGGTACTGCAAAGGACAACGCTGACGCCGGTGA